CGTCTTTAACGGGGCGGGTGTAACTTACGCCTCCGTCGCCTCCGGGCCAGCAGTTAGCCAGATCGTTCTTTACAAGGACACCGGCGTTGCCGCGACCTCGCCTCTGGTCGCGGTTCTGACCGCCGGCAGTGGTCTGCCGGTCACGCCCAACGGCAGCAATATTTCCATTGCCTGGGACACGGGTGCGAACAAGATATTCGCGCTCTAGCAGTGCCTAATTACGGCTACGTTACCCCTGGTGCCAATGCCAGCCCAATCAATGGGATATGGGCACAGGAAATCAATGTTACCGCAGGCGGTACACTCAACAGTATCAGTATTTATCTGCAAAGTTCAGGCTCGCCGCTGGTGGCTTTGGGTCTTTATTCCAATCAAGCGGGAAGCCCCGATATACCGCTTACGCTCCTGGCCAGTGGCTCCGGTTCGCCTCCCAGTGGAGTGACGGGCTGGTTTACTGTTTCAATGAGCGCGGCGGTTACAGCCGGCCTTTATTGGATTGCCGTACAAGCGTCAGTCACCAACACAATTACTGGTTATTACGACGGGGGCCAGGCCGGAGCCAATATCTACTACAACACGGGCCAGGCATGGACGGGGAGTCTCCCCTCGACCTATCCCGCCGGAAGCACTCTAAGCAATGATCTATTTGGATTTTATGCCACTGTTACAAGCGGCGGCGCTCCCCAAACGGTAACCCCTACCGGCATTCCAAGCACGAACGCCTTCGGTAACCCGACCCTGACGATTGGTCTTGGACCGAGCGGCATCCCGAGCACGAACGCCTTCGGCTCTCCCACTGTCTCGGCAAGCGGTACCGTCACGATCACACCCTCCGGTATTCCGAGTACAAACGCTTTCGGCTTTCCGGCTTTCAGCGGAGGGATTTTATCAACCTCACCCGCACAGGCGCCCAGACAAGGCGATACCGAAACGAGATCGTTACGAAAAATCAATTCGATCCTATACAATGCGGTAGGGCCGTAGTGTAATCACTGACTAAAACAATGACTGAGGACGAAGAGAAAAACGCAAAAATAGTGGAAATCGCCAACTACGAGGGCGGTTTTTCGGAACTCGAAAAGCTTGCTCTGGAACGTTTCGCCCGCACCACCATGACCCCGATTGACGCTTTCTACGCGGCGTTCGGGATGATGGAATTGCGGACCCGGATTAATGCCAAACGCAAGGAGCTCGCACGCAAAGTATAAAGCTTTATGGACCAAACCCCTATCGTTTCAGCTTCCGGCATGTGGTGCGGATATTTCGCTCCGCAGACCAGACCCGGAGACGCTCTCTATCACCAAATCGATATCACTGATCCGCAAAACTACGGCAACCCGAGCTTGTTTTCGCCGGTTGAGCGAGGCGTGGCGCTGACTCACCGGGCCTTTGTCACGGTCGATGTGCACGCCAGTTGCGCTCACGAAATCGCTGTCGAACGCACCCTGGCTGTCGAACTGGATAAAGGCGCCAGCGGAGGGTTGATGGAACGAGGCCAGTCGATTTTTGTCTTCGGCGAAGGCAACACCGCTTACCAGGGACTTTTGGAATCCGGGCATATTGTCCGTAGCGCCGTGATGGCTCCCGGAGATCAGGTCGATATCAAGGGCGGTTACATCTCCGTCGTCGCCTCTCCGGTCTAATCTTATGCTCCAGGTCGTCATGGCCTTCGGGCCTTATCCCACGTTCATCAAACCCGGTGTACCCGGCCCCTATACCGGCGAGGATCTTGGCGTGATGTGGCTCAAACACACCGCCAAGATCTCAGGGGAACTGCTCAAAGCCTACGATTTAATATTACTTGTTCCACGTGGAACATTGCTTCCCGAGGAGGAAATCAATGCCTGGAAAAGCGTCAGGCGCTTCGACGAAAATTCCAAGATCGAGGCTTGGCCGCTGGGTCCGAATACGGTGTTTCAGCAGGTTCTATGGTTTCAGATTCACGGCAAGATCAAGGGTTCTTTTCTGTGGATCGAGCCGGATTGCATCCCGCTTTCTCCCGAATGGCTGGACCGAATCGCGGGCGAGTACATCCGGGAAAATAAACCGTTCATGGGCGCTTACGTGGATGTCCAGACATCGCAGGGGTTCCGCATCCCGCCGCACATGACGGGCAACGGCGTTTACCCGGAGGACGCCTACAAATTGGCGCCCAAGCTTCTGGAGGCGCGAATGACGCCGTGGGATGTCTACTCAGCCAGGGAGATCCTCAAACGCTGCCATTTTACCTCCCTGATCCAGCACGAGTACCGCTACGAGGAGATTCAAACCTTGGAAGACTACCGAAAAATCGTCAAACCCGAAGCGGTCGTTTTTCACACCGACAAGTTCGGTGCCATCATCAGACTTCTCGGCGGCACGGGTGTGTCTGCCGAACACCACCAGACGCATCTCAATTCTGTTAAGGACACAAGCGAGAACTCAGGCAAGCCTCTGGTGGAGGTTTTCGCACAGTCAGAACCATTGGTTGTCAACCCGGAGTTTGGGCGCGTCATAGACCACCGGCACAAGGAGCCCCCGGATTTAGACGAGTTGCTCGAAATGATCCGCCTATCCGCGGAAAATAATTCCCTGGATAAGGAAAAAATTGCCTGGTTCATCATGAGAAACGGGATCGTCGATCACAGTAACTGGATGAAATATCTCAGGAAGAAGAAGCGCGAGAATGCCCTCGAATCCGCCAGCTCATGATGACAAGGAGGTATGGCCCTTCCATTTCGGTAAGGAGAGAAAACTTCTCCAGAATCTTCTCTACTGCGGCTTGCACGATCCGGTTCCCGATTTAGCTCATCTCTACAAGAGCCGGTACTATTACCGCAAAAAAGCCATCCAACTAATCTGGGGCGCGGACTTGCTCTGGCACCCCTGGATTGATCGGATGCTGAAAAGCTGGTGCGAGTACAACTGGATCACCTGGACCGGCCCCGCGGCCAGCGGCAAATCGATGGCCGCTTCAGCCTTCGCCTTGGAGTATTGGATGGAGGACCCAACGCACACCTCGGTAATCCTTGCCTCGACGACCAAGGGCGCATTGGCGCGGCGGATTTGGTACTACGTACAGGATCTGCACTCGAAGATCCCCGCGGAAGCCGGACCCAAGGGTGAACCGATCTATTCGGAGTACCTGATCCGCTGGCGGGCTGGGGATAAGAAAAACGGTGTATTCGGCATCGCGGTCGAAGACGGCCCAGTGGAGGAGGCGATTCACAATCTGATTGGGTTTCACAATAGACGGGTTGCTCTCATCGTAGACGAGGCGCCGGGTGTGCGCGAGGCCGTCTTCAGCGCCTGCGATAACCTGAGTAAAAATCAGGAGTTCAAATTTTTGGCGATGGGCAACGCCGAAAGCCGGGAAGATCCGCACGGCCGGTTCAGCGAGCCGTTGCGCGGCTGGGTTTCGATCGACCCCGAAACTGACGGGCAATGGGAAACTCAAGGCGCAATGGCCAGAGGAAACGGCACCTGCGTCTTTTTCGACGGCCGCAAATCCCCGGCAATCCTGGAGGAAGGCGGCGAAAAAAAATACCCGTTCCTGATCAACCAAACGCAAATCAACAGCGCCTTGGATTATTACAAGACCGAGGAGGACCCTCGCTTTTGGAGCCAGTCGATCGGGTTTTGGCCCCCGATATCGATGAAGCGCACGGTCTTGGATGAGCGGATCGTGATCAACAATCGGTGCCAGGAATCCGCCACCTGGTACACCAAGTGTCTGACTTGCGCCTGTTTCGATCCCTCCTACGAAGGCGGCGACCGCAAAGTGTTTCAGCCTTTCCGTCTAGGGGAACTCGGTCCCGACGATCATTACCGCTGGCAGATCGAGTTCCTGAAACCCGTTGAACTCAAAATCTCCATCAAGGCCGAGGATGAAATCCATTACCAGCTCGTGCAGCAGTGCGTTGACTTATGCGAAATGCTCGACATTACCCCGGACAGATTCGGACTGGGCTCCTCGGGCGAAGGCGGGGGGTTACTCGCCATTTTTCGCCGTGAGTGGGGGGCGGTCGTCGGCATCGAGGAAGCCGGGAAAGTCAGCGACCGGCCCATATCGCACAGCAACCCAAAACCTTGTTCTGATGAGTATGACCGGGTGGTCACCGAGCTGTGGTTCGCTGTGCGCGAGTTTGCTGTGCACGGGTGCCTCCGCGGATTTCCCGACAGCGCTTTAAAAGAATTTTACACCCGGCGCTGGGAGATCATGAATCATCGGGTCCGGCTGGAAACCAAAAAAGAGCTCCGCAAACATTTCCGCCATTCGCCCGATTACGGGGACGCCATCGCTTTTTGTGTCGAGCTGGCCAGGCGCCTGGGTGCCATTGCCGGCAACCCGGACCTGATCAAAGTCGGCCGCTGGGGGATCGACACTCAGCAGCGCTACGACGAGATGGTTGCCGGGGAGGAGTGCTACACCACGCAAGGAAGCATGGATTATAAATTTTAAAACATGTTTATTGACTGGTTCTGGTATGGGATGTGGATGTCATTCTGGGCGTTATGGACCTGGGCCTGGGTCACCAAATAACCGTATGCAAAAGTTGCTCGAGCCGAACACGGTCCCCCCAGACGGGTTTCGCTACACCCAGGCCGAAACCCGGACCACGATCCGCGCCCCGGATTACGGCAACCTCTTTGCCAGCGTGCGCGAACATCGCCTCGCCAACCACCTGCCGCTGACCACCTATTGGGAGGCGGAAGTTGAGGACCAGCTTTGCCAGCAACTCCCGCCGGGATTCTGCAAACATCAGGATCCTGGCCGGGATCGCAACGTGTTCTCGCGGGTCACCTGGGAACAGGTGATCTCCGGTACGCAAACCCTCGCCTCCTGGCTCTCGTCCGGTCTACAGCACGTAGACCAAGCAAGCGCCGATCGAAGAGCCGCCATCTGCGCCGGCTGCTATTTCAACGTCCAGATCTCGGGGGCCTGCGGCGCCTGCGGCCATCTGCAGAATCTTGCCGCCAGGCTGACCTCGGGCCGAAAAACGTCTAGCGATTTTTGGCTCAAAGCCTGTAGTGTGTGTCGCTGCGCGTTGCAAGCAAAGGTCTGGGTCCCCATCGAAAGCGTCGCGAGCGGGATGTCCGATGAAATGCTCAATAACTACCCGGACTTCTGCTGGCAAAAGAAAGAAGTCCTCGAGTTAAGGAAGGCAAAATTATGAGTTGGGAATCGATGCTCCTTGAGAGCATTTCAACGCAGGACCCGCTGAGCGGACGGACCCGTCTAACGATTCCCGACACCCGTGTTCGGGACGCTTTCAGCGCTCGCCAGATTTGTCTGAAGATGCTCGACAACGACCGATTGCGAGCCAGGGAACGCGCCAAGGTCCAGGGGATGATAGACGGCAATCAGCCATACGACCCGGTCAAGCTCAAGTCCCTCGGCCAAGGGTGGAGGACAAACTTGAATTTCATGGAAGCGTACAGCAACATTCAGGCCGTCAAGACTCCGTACTTTGCCTTGATCGCAAGCGTCCCTCATTACGCTGAAATCAGGACTCGCGAAGGGGGGCCGAACCAGCACCTCTGGTCCACGGTGATCACCCGCGAGTTTACCCAGCTTATAAAGTCCTGGCCGGATTTCTCCTACCAGATGCAGAAAGCCCAACAGGAATTGTGCAAGTTCGGGATCGGTCCTGTCCTTTTGCCGGACATGTATAACTGGCGCTTCCAAGCTCTGCGCCACCGTGACCTCCTGGTGCCGGAACACGGGGCCGCTACCCCCAGTGAGTGGGCCTACTTCGCTATACGCACAGAGATGCAAGCAATGGATCTCTGGTTTCGGGCTATGCCCGAGAACGCAGAATACAGCGAGGAAATCGGTTGGGACATCGAGCAGACGCGGCAAGCGGTCATGCTCGCGAGCAAAGACATCTTTGGCGGCAGGCTGACCTGGGACGGGCGCAACTGGGAACAGTGGCAGGAAGCCTATAAAAACAACGACATCTACATGACGTTGGTAGCGTCCGAAGCCTTGATGGTCTACCACCTCTTCATCAAGGAATATAGCGGTAAGCTCAGCCACTACATCCTCTCGGAGAACGCGCTTATACCAGACTTCCTTTTCAAGAAGGTGAACCGCTACGATTCGACCGAGCAGGTCTTGACTATCTTCCGAAACGATGTCGGTAACGGCGATTATCATTCGATCAGGGGTTTGGGGCGTCTACAATATCAGCATTTGGAGTGCACGAATCGTCTAAAAAATCATTTGTTCGACATGGGGATCGCGGGGACAGCCATCAATTTAAAGTGCTCGACCAGCAAGGCCCGCGATGAAATGCAGTTGATGCAACTCGGCCCCGTCAACATCCTGCCGCCGGATGTTGATATCGTGCAGAACCGGATCGTCGGATTCCTCACCGACGCGATCACGGTAGATAGGGAGCTGTCATCGCACCTTTCGTCTAATCTCGGAACATTCCGCAAAGGTGTTGGGTACGGGGCGCAACAGACCCGGCCGACCGCGACCCAAGTCCAGCAGGACATCATCACCACGACCCAGATCAGCGAGGGTCAGATGCTGTTGCATTTTCTGGATTTAGACCAGCTTTACGAGCAGATGTACCTGCGGGCTTCTGATCCGAACACCCCGGACAAAGCGGCGCGAGCTTTCCAGAAACGCTGCCACGACCACGGCATCCCGACGATCGCCCTGCGCAACTACGATTTCGTCCGCGCGGTTCGTACCGCCGGCTACGGATCGCCGCAGCTTCGCCAGATGCGGGCTCAGCAGATGATGCCTTACCTGGGGATGTTACCCGAGAGCGGAAGGTATAACTGGGTGAGGGACGAGGTGATCGCCATCGCGGGACCCGAAAACCTCGATCGTTACTTTCCCGAGCAAGAATTCCCGACTCACGACCAGTGGGAGGCGCAGGTGGAGAACGGCCTGGCGCACGCCGGTCAGCATCCGGGGCCGATCGCGGATGGGCAAAGGCACGCCGTGCACGCCGACGTTCACCTTTTTGGCGTGGAGCAGATGGTCACGATGGCCAACCAGCTCTACGAGCAGATGCCCGCCACCTCCGGGATCGCCGCGATGGTCAAGACTCAGATGTTCGGCCAGATGATGATCCCTCACATCAACGCGCACCTGCAGCTTCTCGCCCAGGACAAGATGCACGCTTCGCAGTTCGAGGCGCTCCGGACCCGGCTGGGGAGCTTGACCAACGTATTCCGGCAGATCGACGCGATCGTGCAACAGGGGCAAGAACACATGCAGAAAATGCAGGGAATGCAGCAAAGCGCTCAGACCGAGCAGCAGATCAAGATGGACGAAAGCCAGAACGAAATGCAGATCGCCCGCGCCGAGGCTGCGGCCAAAATCCAGAACCAGGCGCTCAAGACGGCGTCCCAGATCCAGACCAGCCAGGCCAAAGCCGCCGCGCATTTCACAAACCCGCGCCAGGCCATGCAACAGGAAGTGGCGCAACAGAACCGGATGCTCAGCCCGATGCAGCCGCCACCGGGATACGCCGCCACCAACGGAAGCGAACCGGGCGAAGCGGCCGAAGAATTGCCCTACGACTGAGGCGAGAAATGCCGTTTACCTACGATGATTTCAGAGCCAACCCGGCGCTCCGGATCGAGCTTCGGACCTTCCTGAGTTCTGACACCGGCCAGGCCCTGCTGCACGTCATGCGCCAGCGTTACCGGGCCTACGATGTCCCGAACACTGCCGAGGCGCTGGTCAGCGCGAGAATCCTTTCTCAGTTTCACGGTGCCAACGTTTGCCTTGATGAGATGGAAACCTTGTCCATCCCGCCCGGAACCGGCGAACAGCCCGAATCCGCATACGGCGCACCGGAAACAGACCATGAAAACATGCCGCACGAGGACGCGATGCGACCCGTGATCCATCCGTAAGTATATATGCCAGAGGAAGCCAGCTTAGAAGGTTTGACGTACTCAAACAGGACGGCATCGCAAACATCCGAGATGACCCTCAACACGGGACCGTCCGCTCCTCCGTCTAATCCCATAACAACACCTCAACCCGCGGATGCATCCGGCAATAATAACGCCACTGAAGCGTTCATTTCCGCGCCCCAGGAAGGAACGGCGCCTGCCGAACCGGGCAAAGACCTCATCGGCGATCTCGGGAAAGCCTTTACCCGAGCTATCGAAACGCCCCAGCAAACGCCCGTTGAGACGCCGTCTAAAGAGGCACCGGATACTGCCCAAAAGCCCGCTGCCCAAACGCCTCCGGCCGAAAAGACCTGGCGAGAGGAAGAGCCTCCGAAAACTCTTACCAAAAATGCGCAGGAAAGCTGGAAGACTTTCCGATCCAAAGCCGTGGCCGACGTGGAGGCACGCGATTCGCGAATCAAGGCGCTCGAGAGCGAGCTGGCCGAGGCCAAGACTCAGCTCCCGCAGACCCAGGCTTCGCTTGATCAACTCAAGGCCCAGCTCGTCGGTGCGCAGTCAATCATTGAGAGAGTGGCTATTGAACGTTCGCCCATCTTTAAAACGAAGGTGCTTGACCAGGAGGAGCTTCTGCGAGCTCGTCTGGGTAAGATCATAGACGGGACCGGGATTTCGGCCCAGGAAGCCGATGTCATGCTTCGGGGCGATCTGCGTTCGCGTGAGGCTGTTTTGGAAAGCCGGCAGATGAGCACTTTCCGACGTCAGCAAGTGGCCGACATCATCAGCAAATGGGATTCGGTCCAGGAAGACCGGGAAAAGATGACCGCCCGCGGCCGGGAGACGCTGGCTGAATATATCAACCAGCAGCAGCAGGCCCAGGAAAGCGCCAGAGCGAAATTTTTAAGAGAGAGCCAGGAAGTCTTCGAGAACCAGTTTGCGCTCTGCAAAGGTAAACTCGAAGTCTACAATCATATCGAAGGCAACGAGGCCTGGAACAAGAGCGCGGACACCTTGAAAACGGTCGCAAGGCGGCTCTATGACGGCAATGTGTCGCGCGAAATGGTGGCACAGGCCGCGATCCTGGCACCGGCTGCAATCGCTTACCAGAACCTTCTGCGGAACGCTTACAGCCAGATTGAGGAGCTCAAAACGCAGGTTGCCAAGCTCAAGGGCCTGCAGCCCGAGGTCCGGGACACCGGGGCGGATGTCGCCCAGCCGGGGCGGATTCTTTCCTCGCCTAACGGCGATTTCGTGAAAGACTTGGTCAACAAATTTCAGCAGTCAACCGGATTGCAATAGCAGGGTGGACAAGCTGGTCTAAGTCGCGTGGCTCATAACCACGAGGTCGCGGGTTCGAATCCCGCCCCTGCAAAAAAGAAATAGAAAAAAGTGCTTCTACTCAATCAGGGCCAAAGTTTTCTCGGCCAACCGCTGCACGCTTACCGGGCTTTTACCTTCGACCTGGTCGGGAAGCGCAATTCTTACAACTGTATAGAACCGATTCGGGCCGAGGATTTATCGAGGATTTATCCGCACCGGATCGGGATGCTGGGTTGCCCAGGCAACGCCTTCGTGATCGTCCGGATGATTTTTCCTCGTCGCGACGTTGAATGGGAGATGGGCTACATCGGGTGGGACGGATACCCGGTCTGGTCGATGATTCGGTACACCCAGCAGGGAGGCAATCCAAAGACCTGGATAGGCAGGCCGCAACCGATCTGGCTGGGTCCGTATCATATCGCGGCGCTGAAAGATTTGGTCGATCGCAGAACGTGGAAAGTTGTGGAACTCACTTCGCGCAACGAAGCGGAGCGGTCTTATGCCGAAGCTTCTCGGAAACGCGCAATAAAACAGCGCCAGGCGGCTTTAAATTCTCGCCGCGAAAAAGAGCGTGAAAGAAAAAGACGACTCAAAGCAGAACGCGCAGCCGCTCATGCCAGATGGGCTAACCCGATCTTGGAAAATCTTCGCAGCGTCCAGGTCGCGCTCTTGTGCAGGGAGCATTTGAGACGACTCGAAACAACCGAGCAATGGTTATAACGATATGAAGATAGCTGTCGATGCCGGTCACGGAGGAAGCGATCCGGGCGCTTGCGGCCCATCGGGCCTGAAGGAAAGCTTGGTCGTTTTGGATGTGTGCAAGAGCCTGGATACC